CTGCTTTTGCCGTTTCCATGGTGTTCAACTTTCAAAACCTTTTTCGCTTCTAACCGCCTAACGCTTTCAACAACGGTTGACAAAGCCAAACCAGTATTTTGAGATAGCGTTCGAATCCCCGGCCAGCTTGTACTGTTTTCGCCGAGATGATCCCTGATAACTGAAAAGACTACTTTGTCGCTGGCCTTAAGGTCTTTTCGAGCAGCTAAGCCTTTTGGTAGTGCATAGAATGGAAATTTAAGCTTATCCGTCATGCCGTGGTCCCTCTGCGATGCTGAATAGAATCCATGACTTCCGGCAACACCTTGCTGATATGGACCGGCTCAGATTGCTTTCTTGCTTTGCGAATAGCAGCCCGGCGTTCATGTAATTCGTCATTCAGCTTGAGAAATTCAGTCTCGGTCATTGGCGAATCCTTTCGCTCCAGTTTGCAGGTTTCTCAAATACGCGGCGGCCCTGGGTGATAAAAAATTTATGATTTGAGTTTTTTGGGCTTGACATATACTTCAAGAATTGGTATTTTGAACTTTGTCGTATCGCCGCCGGTCGCCGAGGTCCCCACCCGAGGCCGGCTTTTTTATTTTTGGGTATTTTCAGCTTGCACATTTGGTCAACTCCTTCTTTGTAGTCAAGTCTGGGATCAATCTTCGCAAAGCTTCAGACCGATTAGCCCCGATGAGCTTTGCTAATTTATCGAGTGATTTGACTGCTGATTTCGATGCACGGAAAATAACCGTCTCCTCCTTTGTTTGCTTACTTTCATTTTTCATTTCAATACCTCTGAAAAATAATGTTTTGTTTATTCATCTATGTAATATCATTATCGGATAGGTGTAATACGTAAATATAGTATAAGGTGAGCTATAACAAGCACTTCTGGACACAGAAATGGACGCAGGATTTTGTGAATGACACCAATTCAGAGTACCTTAAAAGCCAGGAAACAGGGTCAGGATTGGCTTAAAACACGATTTAGAATTGGATGCAGAATGGACGCAGGAATGGACACAGGATTTTTTGGATTATTCTTGTGAAAACATCTTATTGTGTGCCAACTTTGTTTTAATACAACCATCTTCCCAGTACAGAGTGTCTGCAATATCAGGTCGTTTTCGGTGCTTGCGGAGATAATATTTAAGATTGTTTCTTTCCTTCTTATTACCCTTGATCCCTGTCCCGTTTGGATTGGAATCTATTGTTCTCAACTTAACAAGGCTACCATTTTTGACGTTCCAAAGACCTTCTACCTTTATGGGTAGGATCTTGGCGAGCTTTTCATCGTCGTCAGTATCTATGGCATTAGATAGTTGCTTGTTCTTCAGTCGGCATTGGAGATCCTTCACGCCTTTCATCCAAAGAGGTTCCTTACCTTCAAAAGGTATAAGTTTTCCGGTTACGGGATCTTGGCGAAGTGGGTAATCAAAATCTGCTTCTTTGATGAAGTTTTGGATATCGACCGGAAGCTTGGACACATCAGTTCTGGTTATAATTTTGTTTATTTTTGTTTCAAGCTCCCTCTTGCTTATTCTGCCATATAAGGCAGTCTTATTGAACAAGGCAAGAGATGTCCATAATTGTTCTTTATCTTTAACTAAGTTCGCGTCATTTAAATTAACGCTCTTATTGCCCAGCATTTCTTTAAGCCAATCGGAATATCGTAGATACAACGCATCCCATTCTTTGTACAGATCGACTCGATCCTGAGTAGCATGAATATTCAATTCATCAGCACAGAAATCCTTCATCAAACTCAAGAATTCAAGGTATTCATCGTTATAAGCACTAATAAGATGGTTTCTTTCACATAAAGGGAGGTTGTGTTCAATAGCATAATTTACAAGAAACATGGGATAAGCAGACAAGGAGCACATTCTCGCTACAAAATCCCTTCCGAGTTTCAATCCCGGAATTGCTGGCAGCCCTCCCCATTGCTTGCTGCTCTTCTCCTTCGTTTTCTTCTCGCGTTTCATGTTCCCTCACATCAACATCAGCTTGTTGCTTTGCTCTTGAAGCCACAAATTGTTTTCCGTTGGGCATTCATAGGCGTCCAAGTCTTTGAGCGGCTCAGAAGTTTTGCAACTGCCGAGAATCACACCGTCCCTTCGCCGCTCGATAACGAAGATTTCGCCGGTTTCCATATATGTAATACTCCACATTTCGGCCTTAAATGCAAGCTTTTTCCTTGTTTACCAAGACCATAAAATCTATAATCAAGTACGACAATTGAATAACGTAGAGTACTGATTTTTAGCGTTTCGTCTAAAACCGGCAAGTTTTTCCAAACCGCAAACGCACAAAAGTTGGTGCCCGTTAGCAAAACGGGCATCGCTTGCGTGTTGCGGTTGGGCCTTGCCGGGCCTTAGACGGGCACGATGTAGCGGTGCCCTTTTTTGTTGGGCTTGGAGCCTTAGTATTCAGGAAATTGCTCAGGTTAAGTTGCATGACTGAAGAGTGTAAACCAATGAGAGTGGTTCGGGATGCTGTTTTTAGAGAATCTGGATGCAAGCTTGAATATAGGCTGAATGCTAATGCTTCTCATTGACGCTCCCGTTTCGTTATGCCAAGTTCTTCGAGGGTAGGTTCTTCATCTTTTGTTGGCGGTACCTGCACGTGACCGCCAACAGGTACGTCTCCTGTTAATTGTCCCCGTGTTCCCTTTGCCCGTTTAGGCTTAGTCGCCAGAAGCATTTCACCTAAGCGTATCTCGGCGCGTTTCATGTATCTATGACAATGTAGAATGGTTTCGGCACAGAAGGCCCTCAGAATACGCAGGAACACGCGCCACGCTTGCGCCATCCAACGAAGTATCCCCGGTGGCTATCACGGCAGGGGGTAGGCGATTCGGCCACAAAAGCGTTAGGTTTTTGCTGCTTTCAGATAGTGCCGTTTTTGCCGTAGACGGTTCGACTGTGTTTTCCGCTCTCGGCTGCACTTCGGGCAGTAGGTATGTCCGGGCCCTCGCTCCGCTCCACAAGCCTTACATCCAGAGCCTTTGGCTTTGACAGGCTTTAGCACGTTTCGTCCGTGGTGGACTTGCTTCTTTTCGGTTGAGGTTATCAGCATTGGCTTACGTATCCCTGCCGGCCTTCTGAAGCCGAACTCATCGAACAGATCGAAGCTGTCCTGTTTGTCCAAGTGCCGCCGCCAGTGGTATTCACAGATTTGCCGGCCCAGGCGTTCGGTCAGTGGCCGCCAGCCCATATAGGTTGCCCTGTTGCATCCTTTCACGTCGCATATTCCATCCATGTTTTTGTTTCCTGATAAGCCGTTTGATACAATCATCCCATTAACATAGGACTTTGGGGTTTTTTGTTTCTACGGTTGCTCTTACGCCTTTGAGACCCATACAATCTCAGATCAATTACAGCGAACGCCAGGGCTTCGATAGCCGGGAATTCTCCAAGCTCAAGAGTCGATATCTCCTGTGGCTCGATAGCCGCCAGGGAGTCCAACACCTTACTGCTCTTCAGAAAGAGCTGCCGGCGTCCTTTATCCAGCAATCGCTTGAGTTCAGGCAGGATATACTGGTATGGAAAGGCCATCTCCAGTATTTGCGTCGAGCAGATGGATAAGCACCGCATGTCTATCTGCGAATCGTCCGGCTTGCCTCGCTCGTTGTTCATTTCCCAAATGAATTTATCGGCGGCATCGTTGCGATCATCTCCTATCCACCTCTCCGGCCCATACTTCAAGTCCAGGACCCCACATTGCCTAACCAGTTCCCGCGTATCTATGGATTCAAACTCATCGAGCAGGTAAACATCGTAACTGTCGAAATGCTTGTCATTCCCCATGCCGAGAACCACTGCAAAGCCCGGGCGCTTGTCAGGCCAGACCACACCGCCATAAATCGCCCTGCATTCGTTCTTTAGCTCCGAACGGGTGAATGTGTGACCTAATTCTGCTGTCTTTATAATACACATATCGCTTACTCCTATGCTGCAAGGTCGCTCTCCGAAAAATAGAATTTGCCCTCAGCGCCGTATATCGCATACCGGACACAATCACAGGTATGATCGTTTACCTTCAAAGGCTCATCTTTTGCGTCTCTGCTTTCCGTGCCTTCAGCCCATTTGTAGCCAGGAAACTCACGCTTGGTATTTATACAGTTGTTAAAAATGAACAGCCGCGGCTTGCCGTCACCCTGCACTTTCAGAGCCGCCTGCACAGCCTCAATTCCCAAGTGCACATCCTTTTTTGCCGGTATCGTAGAAATGCCCAGTTCCTTGAATTCGTGACAGTCCTGCGCATCATGGTCAGCCCACGTCGCCCGATATTTCTCATTACGGCTGATTTGCTTTATGCGTTCGGCATGATAAGCCAATGTCTCTCGTGCCTGATAGTGCTCGGCGTAAACGTACCACCTGCGGTCCGGGTCCCGTGCCAACCATACACAGGCAAAAGGATTGTTGAAGCCCCAGTCTATCGCCCTGTATCTCGGCCAGTCGGCGGGTATCTTTAATGGCTTTATAACATGAACGGAACGATTGAAGGTTTTATACACGGCGCCGAAGAAAGCGGCAAATCGTCCCTTGATTCGCGTCTCCTGGATTTCGGCAGGCCACTCGGCTATCATAAGATCAATTTCCTTATCGTCGATATAACCGCCTCGACTCTTACGGTTATCGTTCAAGTCTGCATAGAAAATAGCATCCGTCTCGGGCAGGGCCTGGATCCGTTCCTCAAGCCAGCCCTGCGGAATGATCGGCGTCATGGACTGAGCAGAAAAGCCGTTTTTGTCCATAAGCCTTGCTTGTATTTCTGTCCAGATTCCTTCCGAGTCCGATTTGCACTGCTCATCCCCATAGAAGGCATCAATAGCCCGACCCTCAAAAGCCTTGCGGCCTTGCTCATAAGCTTTGAACTCGATACGATTACTATTAACCAGGCGTAACTCCGCAGGGATTTCATCCTGTTTGTTATGCCAGCTAATAGATTGGATTTGGCACATCGGCAGATACGACTTGATCTTCTCACTCCAGAGCAACTTGCCGACAAGAGGCCAACTATTAGCCGCCGCCCAGATCGTAGCGTTCTTCGACGTCCTGCGCCATGGATGGACGCCCAGGGCAAATGAGCACAGGTCATATCCGATATTGCCCTCAGACTTGCCGCTGCGATTTCCGCCACATAGCCAGCGGTTCTTGGCCGGACTACGATGAAAATCTTTCAGGGCCGGCAATGCTTTGTATAAGAGAATTGCCTTTCCAATACTACGTATTTGCCGATTGCTTAACATGACTGCTTGAGCAAGTTCTTGATCTGCTCGCACTCCTCATCGCTCAGAGTATTTTCGTTCTCGATGACAAGGTGTTCCACAGCCTTGCCTTCTTCGCGATCGAAGACGTGCCGGGCCAAGCGCTCTGAGCCGGAATACTTGCCGTCTTTAGCATTCTCCACAAGCCTCAATGCCACCTGCTGTGCCTGGGTCAGTTTCTTGCGGTCCAGCCTGGCAAGCACGGCGTCTGTCAGAGCCATGAACTTGCAGAACCATACCCAGAGCTGCGTGCGTCGAACGGGAGGCCCTGCAAGATTGCCGCTTTCACCTGGCTTGAACTGAGTTTCTTCAGGCGGCTTCTTGTAGCCGGCATCAGATTTTCCCTGTTTGGCAGGGACTTTCTTGCCCTTGATGGATTTCTTTTTGGCAGCCTTTTTATCCATTTTCTTCTATCCTAAAATCCCGTTTTTGCAAGCAAAACCATAAGCTAAACGCCAAGTCGAATATGGCCGAATAGCTAAGTAGTTTATTATACGGCAATTACAATTTTAGTACAGCGTTATTACGATTCGAACTAAAGGGTAACTTGCGTTCAAAAAACGCGGTTTTTATTCCCTTAATAACATTGTATTGTCCACTGTAGTCCATAGTAGTCTACTGTTTTCCACCTTCTAACGGCAAGCCAGACCCTAAGTCGTCTGTGCCGGTCTTTTGATTCTTACTGCTCGGCGCAGACAAGTCCGGCAAGTTCTTGACAGCTTCCGATTCTTGCCCACGCAACGTATGGGTGTAAAGCGAAAGTGTTAAGTTAATATCTTGATGCCGCAAAATCGACTGGGCAATTTTCGGATGTACGCCGGTTGCCGCCAAGAGGGTTCCGGCCTCATGTCGGATCGAATGAAAATCAAAATAAAGGCCATCAACCTCATAAGGAATTCCCGCATCTTCTAAGTCTGCCCTAAGTATCTTAGCAGTTTTACTCTCAAGAGCCTTGTAGGTTCCACCGAAAGCCTTTACGCCCGGCAGTTTTCCCTTGAAGAATTCTCGGAGTAATGCTGTTGTGTCTGGTCTTAGGGGCACTACATCTTCCCGCCTGTGCTTACTGTACGCACTCTTGACTATCACTGTAAGATTGGCAAAGTCAAAAGACCCCACCGTTAAAGTCCTTATCTCATTAGCACGCAGTCCTGTTTCGGCAGCGAGCTTATAGAGTAAATAGCGTTCATAGCCGGTCATGCCGAACCGCGTCGGAGCGTTACTTGTAGTTTCGAGCAGTCGTCTCAGTTCGTCCAGTTCGATAACTCGGCGCTTGTGACGTGGGTCGAGCTTGCTATCCAAAGGCTTCACATACCGCAGGGGGGATTCTGCCATGCCCTGATAAATGACCATCCAGTTGCAGAACATCTTGCCGGCCGCGAGATACGTATTCGACCTGCCGTAGCTCATACCTTCGTCCCTGAGCCCTTTCAAATAGGCCATGACCTGAGTTGCCGATATGTCGGACCAAAACCGGAAGCGGCAATCAGCAAAGATACGAGCCAGAGCACTTTTATTGCCCTTGACGTATTTCTGTGTTCGTTCCTTCGCTTTAAGAAATTGCTCGAAATCATCAAGTAGTTTCGTTAATGACTTGTTTGCCATTGCTTTACTGGCGTCCAGTAAGCCGATTTCAATGAGCCTGTCCCTGAGTTTCCCATCCATGACGTTCAACCAGTCGGTAAGGCCCGGTTCTGCCGTGGGTGACTCGCCGTTTTGCTTGCAGGCAATAAGTTGCTTGATCTTCGTCTCCAGAACTTCGCTTTGGCGCTTGTCCGTGTACGCTGCGAAGCGCCTCACGATTCCCTGATGGTCCCGTAGCTCGATCCACCACTTTGAGATTTTCTTTTTCTTCCCTGTTTTCTTGTCTTTGTACGTCGGTTTGAAAATACTCATTTTACACCGCCTTTCAAAAAACGGCCGGGGCTGTATGCAGCCAAACGAGAATAAAGGGCTGTGTCCGCCTTCACTGAACAGACAGGCCCCGGCCGCCTTTTTCTGGTATTGAAGAACACCTGCGAAATGTCCCGTTTCTTTAATCATACAACATCGATTATCTCCTATTTCCAGAGAAAGTCAAGTACAATTTCAAAAAAATCTTTAGTCTGAGGATTCATTAGCTTCCTTCTTTTTCTCGATGGCTGTTTCGAGTAGAGACTTTACTGCCTCGTATCTTTGCCCCTTTGGGTAGTTCTTTAGCCCTGAGTCCACCTACAAGTCAATTCTTTTACCCTTGATAAAACTTTGTATAACTTAGTTTATAATTATCGAGCAACGGACTGTTTATCCGTTGACCGCATTTTCTGCCAAATTTCTCGGCTTGGACAATCGTGGGCAATCCAGGCCTCGAACTCCTGTAGAGACCACAAGGACCTTCTGTTAAGACGAACAGGCTTAGGCCCCAACCTGCCCGAACTGTGCAGACTGTAAAAGCTGGACCGACTCAAACTGAGTCGCTTAGCCATTTCTTCGGTTGACAACAACAATGCTTCCATCATCATATCTCAAAGAGTTTTCGCTGTTTGTTAGCGATTCCCGACTCTCGGTTGATTCCCCGGCCTCTTTTCCTGCCGGACAGAAAATCCTTCGTAGCCTTAATAATTCTTGATTTTCTTTGGCTGTCGGCACGTTCAATTCGCCGTTCAATATCTAATATTACAGACGGCAGGATTTCGCCTATCCGTTTCGGCTCTATCCTCACCAGCACGTTTTCCAAAGTCTGAGTCATTGTCTTATTGCCGTTCTATGTACCCTATACCTTTTCTTCCGAATATCTTTACTGTATTGTCGTGTCCTGTCCTGTAGGGAGAATTTTGTTGCGCGTCCACAACAAAATGTTGCGCGAAGCCCAAAATCTATGATTACGGTTCAGAAACACGGCTTTGTCCCACGATTCAATGTAAAGATAGGTTGTGTGAATTATATTCTTGAAAGTTACCGCATCCAAAAGCTAATCGTGACATTGCCCATCCCATAACTCAAAATTCGGCCAATTTCGCATCTTCCACATACTGCTCATCCTCAATAATCTCGTCGCCGGCAACTCTTTCCAGCCAACCAATTTCCGGATCGACCAATACGGTGAAGGCCAGTGTAAATATTTCCTCTGAGAATCCTGTTCGATAGTGCAAATCTTTTGCCGTTAATGCTTTGCCATCCTTAAAAAGCAATCCGCGTGTTGGCATTTTTGCGGCTACTTCCACAATGAGAATCCACGCTGAGAATAGCTCGGCAGCCAGATGATGATGGGCGATTCGCCTGAAACCGGCGCCATCGTTCTTTGTAGGAATAGGAACCCAAGTCATATTCTTACACCGGCGACTCTCCCATTTCTCGAAGTGTTTATCCCAATCTTTCACTCGATAAATCATGCTACGCACCTCGTATTATTAATAACCGCTACAACGGCTTCTTTTGTTGCCCCAGCCTTATGCCATTCCCTAATATCCTTGAAGAACGGTGGTTTGATGATTCTAAGGCTTCGTACAAACGGCAGGATCGCCTTGCTCAATCTTGCAGCTCCTTCTTGACCAGGGAACCAGACAGAGCCATCCGGCCGCTCTTTCGGCGGATCCTTATCGGCCATGATAATCACATCGCGCCGACGGCCTTTTAGAAATTCGATAATATGTTCCGTGCCGCCCATACAGGATGGTCTGCCGATAACGTCAAATTCCATATCGAGCAAAGCAGCACAGTCGGTCGGACCTTCGCAAATTACCAACGGCCAATCGCTGCCAGAATAGACACCTTCCGGCCAGAACAAACCCTGCCTGCTGCCTTCGACGCACCATTTACCCTTTGAACCTCTAATCCGTATCCCAATGATTCGTTCCCTGCCGTCGCGCATCGGGAATGTGATATTGCCGTTCCATCCCGTATCAAGCCTTTCGAGACTACGGATAGATACGCCGAGTTCATTAGCCAGTCTGTCAATATTTATCAAATTCTCGACGTACTGACTTGACAGGGCTGCGAAGTCCCGGACAGGTACAGGTTTGGATTTCTTCGGCGCCGGCTTGTACTTGACCGGTTCACCCAAGGTATGAAACCAGCCCCCGGACTTGCACGGCCTCGATGATTCTGCCCTCATGCAACATACCGTCGTCCCATCCCCGGAAACCGCGCACCAGCTCGTATGCCCGCATACCGGGCATGGCTTACTCCGGGTTGTGCGTATCCATTTCATGCGATTTGCTTCCATCCATTCGCGGCGATTTTGCCGATAATCTCGCTGGCTTCCTCAAACGATATTTCCGCCGGATTATATCCATACCGGAGCAGAATCTTGGACTGTTTATAACTACAACAGCCTTGTTGCTGGTTTTCGATAATGCGTTTTATGAGTTGCTGGGCATGGGTGAAGGAAAGCCCCGAAACATCAACGCCACTGTGCTCAAGCATTGCAATCTGCTTTTCGGTCGGCTGCCGATCCTTATGCCAAGCCCTTTCTCGCCATGGTTCTATACCATAAACATCGAACGGATTAACTTTGGCCGTAGAATACTTTGCTTGGAGTTTCAGGTGCTTGCGGTGCGCCGCCTCGATGGCCTCGCGTTTTTCCCTCTCAATCTCCCATTCAGCCAATTGAAGCTCATCGAAGACGTCTACGGGAGCGGAGGTCTCCACGGATTTCTCCTCGGTATTGCGCTTGGCCCGCTCAACGATCGCGTCGCTGTACTTGCCGCCCAGGATGTCCGCTGACGTAATAAGCCGGTGCCGGCCGGCATTCCCAACAAAATCAATAATTTCGAGACAGGGCTTTCCGCTCAAACGAATGGCCTCTTTTCGAGTTTCAGAATTCTCAAGGCCATCTATTATGCCGGGCAGAGTCCGCGTTCCGCGACCAGCTTCCTGCGCGTAAAGAGATCGTGACTTTGTGGGCCTGGCCATCACGACAACTTGAATGCCCGGCTCGTCGAATCCTTCCGTTGTGACACCAACGTTTACGAGATATTGGAATTCGCCGGCTGCATATCTTGGGAAAAGTTTACGCCTTTCTTCTTTAGGGGTTGAGCCGTGGACCCATTCCGCCGATTGCGGTTTGTGGCGATTGAGAATTTCAGTTAACCTATCTGCCTGGACCAAACTGGCCGCGAATATCAAAGTTTTCCTATCCCCGCATAGCTCGATTGTCGGGCTGGCAATCCCGTGGAGCATCTCCTCGAATTCGAGGACTCTCGCCAAATCGCCGCCGTTCAAATCGCCGGCTGTGGTCCGGATTGAAGAATAATCCAAACCTTCAACGTAAACGCTCCGCTGTGAAATTGGTACAAGCCAGCCGTCGTCGATACCTTCGCGGATCCCGTACTCGTAGGCTACGCTCTCGAATATCTGTCCCAAACGCCTTTCATCCGCTCTATCCGGCGTTGCAGTGACACCCAGGACTTTAAGATTCGGATTCTGACAGTAATAGTCAATGACTCGGAGATATGACTTTGCCGCGCTGTGGTGGGCTTCGTCGATGATGAGCAAGCTGAATTCGTCCGGATTAAATTTGTGCATACGACATCTTCCATTCATCCCGGAGACCTGCGTCTGGATTGTGCCGACAATAATTTTCGAGCGGAATACACCGTATTCGATAACTCGATAATCTGACATCTCAATGTCCGGCTCGATGCCGGTAATCCGTTTTAAGTGACGCGCCGCTTGCCCGACCAATTCCTCCCTGTGTGCCAAGATCATGACACGCCCAAATTGCAGATAATGATTGACAGCCTGAGAAAAAACGACAGTCTTCCCAAGCCCAGTCGCCATGACAAGTAACGTCGAATTATTTTGCGCCAGCTGGGTACGTATGCCATCGAAGGCTTCGGTCTGGTAAGGTCGAAATATGATATCCTTATTCATCTCAAATCCTGCGGAGTTAGCTCGTAATTATGCTTATTCAAAAATCCAAATCCCCTACAAACCTTGCAGTTCTCCGAAGCTTCACCTCCGCAATAAGGACAAATAGCATAAGGGATAACATCTTTCAAAGTGCCTCTCAATGCCATAATCTCCGTCCGGAACTTGGCATGATTTAGAGGACCAAACGCCGGATGTCGGTCCTCTACATAACTCCCGACGGTATTTTTGATAATATCCAAGTCGCGAATCAACCCCTTGACAAGCTGCTGTTGGCTCCAGAGCTCCAAAAGATGTTCTGGAATGACACGGCCGGCAGCATCCTTCGGCGGTTCATCGGCTTTGCGTTCATTTTCTTGTGACTTTTGCTTATAAGTTGTTCCCTTACGTGTGACCGTGATTTCCTCGTCGCGCTGCAAATCCGGATCAGTTGTTGGCGCCGCACCCTCGTTTTTGGCCTCCGAGGGCGGTTTTTCCTCGTCTATGGGTAAAGTACTTGACCGATGCGCTTGGACTAATTCGTTCTTGACCAACGAGACATATTGCTTTGTAACGCCTGTGTGCTTGGCTATGGTAGACAGGGATTTCTTCGACCAGCTTTTGTCTGTCAGAATCGAGGCGATGATCTTCCGAGCAACGCCTTTTTGCCTTGGAAGTCCATGAGCATTGTTCGCTGAGAATGATAACCAAATAGCGTCCCGTAGTTTACCTTTGGTGACGTAGGCTGAAATGCTTTTCTTGCCCCGCTCCTGAGCACACCGATACCGATGAAATCCATCCCACAACCAGAAGTTCACACCGTCCGAGACAACCTCGACGGGCGGGAATTCTACGCCGTCCTGCATCAAGGTCCGGTACCGGGAAAGTACGTCCGGGTCAATGGGCCGCTGTTGTGTGCCGGAGTCAATCGTAACTAAATCGAGCCTGACATTCTGTTTGTTCATAACTTATCCTCGTAGTCTTTCATTCCAATTCGCCGGACGCTGAAACACCCTCCGACCCTG